TCTCATATTATTTAATTTTAATCTAATCCATCATAGTTGCCAGTTAGTATACCAGCTTTTTTATCTAATTCTTGCATTGCTAGTACAGCTTTGCTATGTATTTTATTTGCTTCTTCGCGCTTATCTGCTTCGGCAAACCACTTGTCTGCATATTGTAGAGCTTTTGTTATAGTTGGCTCGTACACACAACAGTAATTACAGTGGTGGTCGCGCAGTTCTACGCAATAGCTTTCGCCTGCTTTTGTTATTGTTACTCGATATTTATTCTGCGACATAAGTGAAGCCTTTGAAGTTAAACCATTCGGTGATATAAGAATTACCGTTTTCATCTACTTGACCAAATCTAGTGTCAGCGAGTTGACAAATAGTGTATGGTTTATATAGTATATTATTTAGTTGTATATAATTGTTTTTAAGGAATTTTATTCTATTCATAATTTAATTTTATTATATTATCTTACTTTGTTCGTATTTTGTTTGTAATTACTCTTTATCCCACTCTTGATTAGCGTACATGTCGCTACCTAACTCTGCTTCAGTTACACCTTTGCCATAACTTGGACATGTTGAGTGTGTACTACCACAAGAAGTTAGTAACATTATTGATATTATTGACGCTATTATTAGCTCTGCTAAATAGTTATCTCTTACTTTTTGCATATTTAATTTGATTTAATTAGTAGTACGGAGTGGAATCGAACCACTATTAACCATTCGTACTGATACTTGTTCGCATTATTTATAAGTCGCTAAACAAAGCGCAACTACGACTTTAGCCACCTCAGCCTAATCAGCACTTCAGCTGAGGTATGTATCGACTAGTTTGTATTACTCGCAGATTGGACGAGCAATTACTGGTACATTGTTAGAAGCTGTGTAACTTTTGTACTTTGCAAAACAATTCATTGCTTCTAATTTATCTTTCATTACTTCATACACTTTGTCGTGATTATATGTAGCAGTTTTGCCATTTGTGAAGTTTACTGTTATTACTGCATTTTTACCGATTAGAGATTTTCTTATTACAAATCTTTTACTATTTAATTTCATATTATTTATTTTAGTTATACATTGTTTATTATATTATCTTTTGTGTTTCGTATTTACATTGTAAAAGTATGTTAACTGTTTACTTATTATTTTATATTTATATGTATTGCCCGCACACTCTGCATTTGTAAATTTTATTTTATTTTGTTTTGTTTTTATTTACATTTATATTATCTTAGTATATATGTAATAGTTTTGTAAACAAATATATTACTAAAACATATAGATAATATAGGAAAAGCACGGTAGAACAGCGGGCCCGGCGTAAAAGTTTGCGTTTTCCTGGGTGGGGCAGGTGTATACAGGTGGGGGCAACACACCACCCCAAAATTTACGATATTTTTTTTTATGACACTAGCCTATTAATAACCCTTAGTAACACCCTAATGTCCTATTTTTAAATTTACTATTTACTATGTAATAATAGTAGATATAAAATTAACAATTAACAATTACGACTATGCCAGACAATATTAAAAAAGGTTTCAAGATGGAACCGAAAGGAGCATATATGAAAATGATGGGTGATAGAGGTATACCAAAGTACGGCCTTCCAAAAAATGATACTGTAGATTTCAACAACCCAAACGTAGAAAAAGCATATAAGAATAATCCTAAATTTAGAGAACATCTTAAAAATAAAGGCGTTACATACGATCCTAAAACAAGAACGTCAAAAACTGTAAAGAAAGATTTTTTAGCAAAGATGGAAGAACCTATGAGTAAAATGCATGCTATGAAAAAAATGGAAGAACCATTAAGAGATATGCATTTAAAGAAAATGGAAGATGATGCAATGAAAGCAATGAAAGATCCTGTAGCAAAGATGAAAGAGCCTATGGCTGCTATGAAAGATCCTATGGCTAAGATGGACCCTATGCAAAAATATGAGGAAGCTATGCCAAAAATGATGGATCCTGCTAAAAAAATGAGAACTGGATCTTTAATGAGAAAAGATTACACTCTTCAAAATAAAGCTACTGAAGCTGAATTACAAGCTGCTAAACAAAATGCAATTGATGGTGGTTTTGATCGAGCAGTTGCTGAAGATGTTTTTGTTAAGTATGAACCGAAGTAATGCAAAAGCTATCGCCACAAGCTAGAGCTAGAAAGCGAGCTCGTGACTTAGCTTATGCTAAAACTACTGATCGTAAACGTAAAAAAGCAGAAAATCAAAGAAAAAGACGTGCTGCTAAAAAACGTGGGTTTAAACTAGCAGGTTTAGATTATGATCACAAAACCAAACGATTTACAAGTATAAAATCGAACCGCGGAAACAGAGGACGTGGTACGAAACGAGAATAAACCTCCTCTGTAAACCTTAAATAAACCAAAATGACTTATTTATATTACAAAACAAGTACGGCATCGTACAACCAGAAACCTAGTAAAGAAACTATTGAACATTGGGAGCATTTAGCTACCAAAAGTAATTGGAGAATAACACAATTACCTAATGGTTTCTATCAAACTGAGTGTTTACGTCCAAAATCTGATGATGACTGGCAAGACGTAACACGAAGAGAGACCGTAGAAGGTGCAGAAGCAGCAATTGACGGAAGCATCGACCACTTCTCAAAGAAACTAGAGGCTACAAAAGGCCCAAAAGTCGTAAAAACATTCAAATAAATCAAATTAAATTAAATTAAATGGAATATAACTTACCTAGTGAGCTCATCAAAGAATTAAACTTTGGTGAGCAAGCTAAAAACAAGATAATAGCTGGCGTTGATAAGCTAGCAGAAGCCGTAAAATCCACATTAGGCGCTTCAGGAAAGTGCGTTATTTACGAAGATGGACGCGGCAAACCGGTCATAACAAAAGATGGTGTAACCGTTGCGCAAAGCGTAGTCTTATTTGACCCGGTTGAAAACATAGGGGCTACATTAATTAAAGAAGCGGCTAGCAACACAGTTGGCGAAGCCGGTGATGGCACGACAACTGCTACTGTTTTAGCTCAATCTTTACTAAAAGAAGCCAATGCTGTGCAAAAAACTGGAGTTTCTACAAGAGAAATTAAAAAAGGCATACAATCTGGGCTTAAAAAAATCAACAAATATCTAGATAACATAAAAATTGACGTAAAAGGCAACATGTTAAGCTCTGTTTCCGCCATTTCATGCAATAATGACACAAAACTTGGTAAAATTATTGCTGAAGCTTACGAAAAAGTTGGTAAAAACGGTGTAGTTTTGATGGAAAGCGCAGAAGATGACAAAACACATGTAAAAATTGTAGATGGTGTGCAATTTCCTAACGGTTTAACGTCAACTCACTTTGTAACAAACAAAGAAAAACAAATTTGTGAGCTAAAAAATCCACTTGTATTAATATCTATGACAGAAATACCAAATGTTAGGAAAATACAAAAGGTTTTAGAGCACGCTATAAAGAAAAACAGAGCAATACTTATAGTAGCGCCTGTATCTCAGCAAGTAAAAGCAGCCTTGCTAATGAATAAAGCGAAAGGTAATATAAAAGTAAACATAATTGACTTACCAGGCTTTGGTCCTACTAAAAAAGATACATGTGAAGACTTAGCTGTACTAACAAACGCAACAGTAATTAATGAAGATCTTGGTGATGATTTAGATCTTGTTGATATAAACTGTTTAGGCGAAGCAAAGTTTTCTTCAACAGACGAAGGGTCAACAGTTATAACTACAATAGATGATATTCAAGAGAATTTACAAGAACGAATCGAACTCGTTTCAAAACTCATTACTAACGAAAAAAATGGTTTCATTAAGAAAAAGCTGGAACAAAGACTGTCTATGTTATCGGGTAGTGTTGGAATCATCAAAGTGGGTGCTAATTCTAAAGTAGAGTTAAAAGAAAAACGTGATAGAGTTGAAGACGCTATATTCGCTACTAAGGCAGCTTTAAAAGAAGGTATAATACCTGGTGGTGGTGTAGCTTTATTAAATGCTTCACAAACAATATCTCCTGATGGTGTAGGTGAAACAGTGTTGTTAAATGCTATAAAAGCACCATATAACACTATATTAGAAAATGCAGGTATAGATAATTATACGCCATTGCATGAAGGTAACGGTATAGATGTTATTAGCGGTCAAGATGTTGATATGGTTTATGCAGGTATAATAGATCCAGTGCTTGTAACTAAGTCTGCTTTAAAAAATGCTGTTAGTGTAGTTTCAACTATTATATCAGCTGATTGTGTAATTTCAAACGTAAGAGCAGATGAAAGCATTAAATAAATTTATTATAATAAAAAAACACAAAATAAAACCAAAAAAAGTTGGTGGTTTATTAATGACTGAAAAAATAGACGAGGACAATAGGTACATAAAGGGTACTGTAGTTTCAGCTGGAAATTTAGTTGACTGTATAAAAGAAAACGATATTGTTTATTATGATAAACACGCTGGACACGGTTTAAGTTTAAAAGACACGCTTTACCATGTAATTAAAGATATAGACGTAGTAATAGTAGAATGATACTAACAGCTCAAGATATTAGAGAGTTAAACCTTTTTAAATATTATAGATTAGTAAGAAAATGGGCTTGTAAAACTTACAACATAACCGACGCTGATCTAGAGCTGTTAATATATTTAGACTGTAAAGGTAGATTTACTCGTAATGATTTTATAAATGGAGTATATACTTATTCATGGGATAAAAATAGATGGGAACGATTAAGGCGTGATGGTTGGATAGAAGCTTGGAGGCATAGAAATAGAACTACTATAAAATATTCTATATTTAAAACTTCATTTCAATGTAGCCAGTTAATAAGCAGAATATATAGAATACTACTAGGTGAAGAAGACTTACCAACATCAGAGCGAAGTAAATTTTTTAATAACATATCATATACAGATAAAGTATATAACAAAGCTATAGATGATATGATAAACGACAAAGACAGATAATGGGATTTAAATTAGGTACAGGTAGAAAATCTATTTACGATAATCAAAAAGGCTTTACATTAAAAAGAACAAAGCTAGACCCTGGTGTATTAGGTCTAGCCACTAAAAATAATATTATACACGTTAACTCAGATGTCAAGCCAGGTAGTAAAATGTACAAAGAAGTTATAGCTCACGAGTATGATCACATGAAAAGAATGAACAGGGGTGAGTTATCATATGGTGATGATTATATAAGACATAATAATAAAACTTATCATAGAAAAAACGGTAAAGTTAAATATAATGGTAAGTGGCATATTGAAGGTAGTAAAAGCTTGCCTTGGGAAAAATTAGCTTATAACAGTGAAAAAAAATTAACATAATGGCATTTAAAATGAAAGGGTTTATGAAAGAAAACCCAAAAAACAAAAAAGAAACAGGTCAAGGAACTAAACCTGGTCAGTACACAGGCGCTGGTATTCCAGATAACTTATACAACGCTGATGGTAAAGCTATTAATACTAACAATATAGACGAAGGCAACTTAAGCAAAATAAAAGTAGAGTCTGGTACTAATAGAAAATACGTGGAGTATGTAGAAGGTCCAAAAGCAGGAGGTAGACTATATTTAAGTAAAGTTAAAAAAGATGCTAAGTAAAATATTTTCAGCCGGTGCAACCGAGTTAGTAAAAAACGTAGGTGGAGTTTTAGACAACTTAACCACGACAAAAGAAGAAAAATTAGCTGCGCAAGCTAAAATTAAAGATATGATAATGGGTTATGAAGCTGAGATGCAGAAACAAGTAACAGAGCGTTGGAAGATGGATATGAACTCAGACTCATGGTTATCTAAGAATATAAGACCTTTAGTTCTTGTATTTTTAGTAATTAGCACTGTAATACTAGTATTTATTGATGCTGGTTTTATAACGTTTCAAGTGCAAGACAAGTGGACTGATTTATTACAATTAGTTCTCATTACAGTTATAGGTGCTTATTTTGGCGGCCGTAGCTTAGAAAAAGTAAAAAAATAATAATTAAAATTAAATATAATGGCAAACGAAGAAATGGTTAACTTAAAACCAGAAAAAATAAGTGAAGAAAATTTAAAAGAAGTTCAAACTGTAGTAGCTAAAGTTAATGAACTACGTATGGAAATAGGTAGAATAGAAACTAATAAGCACGCTTTGCTACATACCTACGCTGGTGTTAACGACGAGCTTAAGGTAGTACAAGATAAACTTGAAAAAGAATATGGTACTGTAAATATTAATATTCAAGACGGAACGATACAATACCCAGAAGATGCAGATAATAAGAAAGATTAGTGTTGGTAAAGATTATAAAACTGACGCTATGCATTATGCTGTAGGCCAAGAAGTGTATGGTGGGCATACTATTTGTGATATAATAGAAGAAGATGAAAAGTTTTCTATATATATTAAAAAAGATCGCGCTGTAATACCTTGGAAAGACTTTAATAAAAACATGGCTATATCTGTTGAGTATAATTTAGAATACTAATGAAAAGTCCGTTTTATTTTATAATAGAACCAAAAGGCGAAAGATATAATAATGTTAAAAGCGTAGGTGATAAAGAGCTAATAATAAATGCCGATATATCAAAACATGAGTTTATAAATAGGCAAGGTATAGTTAAGTCTATACCTTTAGCCTATAAAACAGAAATAGAAGTTGGTGATAATGTTATAGTGAATCACAATATATTTCGCAGATGGCACGATGTAAAAGGTAAAGAAAAAAATAGCAAAAGCTTTATAAACGAAAAAAGCTATTTAGTTCAGCCAGATCAAATATATGCTTATAAAAGATTTTGGCGTTGGAGACCTGTTCAAGGTTATTGTTTTGTAAAGCCAGTAAAAAACGACTGGAAATACAGTTTGTACCCAGAAAAGCCTTTAGTTGGTATGGTAAAATACAGTAGCAACTATTTAAAAGAAGGTGATATAGTAGGCTTTTGTCCAAACGATGAATATGAGTTTATTATTGATGGTGAAAAGCTTTATAGAATAATGAATAAATTTATTACAATTAAATATGAACATAAAAGAAACGAAGAAGCTTATAATCCAAGCTGGGCATAGAGCTGTTGAAGAACTTATTAATGTTGCAAAAGAAAAAATAATAACTAACACAGAAGATGATGTTAGCGCTGATAGATTAAAAAATGCTGCAGCTACAAAAAAGCTAGCTATATTTGATGCGTTTGAAATATTAAACAGAATACAAGAAGAAGAGAATATACTTGAAGGTAAAGAACCAGAAGAAAAAAAGCAAAGAGTGTTTAAAGGTTTTGCTGAAGGTAGATCAAAATGAGTTACGAACAAACATTAGTTAAAATAATTAAACCTGTTAAACGTACGACTATAACTCGTATGAATAGAGGTAAAAAATGGGAATATGGATATAATAAAGAACACGATATTATCGTTATATCAAAAAACGGTACAATTGATGAAATCATTGAAATGCAAGGTTTACGAATTGCTTTACCAAAAGTGCCAGCCAATGTGTACGTGCATGCCAAACGAAAGTGGCAAAGAATAGAATATCCAAAAGAATTATCTAAACTAAAAAATATATTTGACTGGCGATCATATCCTGAAGAAGCTAAAGACCAGTGGTATGATTATATAGACGAAGAGTTTAAACGAAGAGACGAAGGTTTTTGGTTTAACAATAACGGTAAATCAACTTACATAACGGGTAGTCACTACATGTATTTACAATGGAGTAAAATAGATGTAGGTGCACCTGATTTTAGAGAAGCTAATAGGTTGTTTTTTATATTTTGGGAAGCGTGTAAAGCTGACAAAAGATGTTACGGGATGTGCTACCTTAAAAATCGTAGGTCTGGATTTTCTTTCATGTCTTCTGCTGAAACAGTTAATTTAGCTACTATATCAAGTGATAGTAGATATGGAATATTATCAAAAAGTGGAGCTGATGCTAA